GTAATACCTTCTTCTAGTAAATCTATCAATTCAGTTCTATCTTCACTTTCATTCATTTCATATCCAAATACCATTAGTATATTTTTAGCTGCAGACTTAGAACCGTAATCTACTAAGTAATCCTTAGCTGCTGTATCTAATCTACGAAACTTTGACTTAGCTTTATTAAAATCAGTTTTAATTAAATCAGCTATTGTAAAATAAGCTTTTGCATCACTACCTTGTAATTTAATAAAATCTTTATCTGGATTACGAGCTTCTTTTTCTTTATCTACTTCTTTTTGTAATTTAGTTGCAACCTGTCTGAATACATTAGATGCTGAGCCTGCATTAAAATTATCTTTAGCTTTTTTAACGGCTTCTTTATCCTGGAGTCTTTTCTTCTCTTGTTTATCTAAGTGCTTTAACATAGCGTCATATTTACCACCCTTATCATTCTTACCTTCATTTATAATCTCATCAGATTTATCAGTAAATTGTTCAAATGTTTTTACGTATTTCATATGAAATGACTTATTTTTTATGCCCAACATACGGGACTTTTATTATATATCTGAATTAAGCAGCAAACTTTAGCTTCTTAACTATATAAGGGAATTGTTGGTCAGCATATATAACCTGGCGTTCAATACCATGCTTATATAGTTTGTTTTTCCAGTTACCCCAAGTAAAATCATCGACAAAATCAACTATAACTAATTTGTCTTTTTTACTATGAAGTCTTAATCCACGACCTATACTCTGTCTGATAACAATTTCAGATTTAAATGATTCTGTAAAAAATATATTATGTATATTCTTAATACTAATACCAGTACTGAACGTACCAAAACTAGCAACAAGAATAACATTATCATGTTGCTCCATTTTCTTTTTATAAGCTTCACGTAAATCATCATTAATACTACCATCAACATAGTATATTAATTTATCTGGACATTTACGTCTTAGGGCTTTATAAATTTCTTCACCATGGTCAAGTCTGTGGAATAAAACTAATGCATTTTTAGTAGATTTACCAATAATATTAGTAATCATATTTAACCTATCAGTATTTCCTATAACATAATTTTGTTCTAAGTTAAAAACTTTTTTACGTTCATTAGGGTCTGGGTTTCTAGAAAGTGTATGAAATGCTTCTTTCACTTCATCAGGTGCATAGTCAAGTTCAATTACTTTAACTTCACATTTAGCTACGAATCCTTTCTTTTGCAAGAAGTTTGCATTAACTTCATTTACTAAAGGTCCTGTATAACACATTAATGTTAATCTATCTAGGGTACCTGGCTTTGGAAATGTACCAGTTAAACCATATCTATAATCGACATTCACGCATTTCTCTAAAATAGTTTTTATTGATACTGCTTTTACTTTATGCATCTCATCAACAATAACTGCATCAAAATCATTAAAGTAATCTTCTTTCTTTTTAACTAGTGATTGATATGTACCGATTACAATGTTACTATCCTTCTTTGGTTTTTGCCCAGAATAGATAGGTTCTATTTTAAGTTTAACTTGATTTTTATTATTAAATGCATAGAAATCTTCTTCAGCTTGATTTACTAAACTTACGTTAGGCACAATAAATAAAATTCTCTTTGCTAAACCATGTTGTAACATGTAAGCTACTGTTAAGAAACTAATTAATGTTTTACCTGCAGATGTTGCTAATTCGGCACTGCACTTTCTAAATTTTAAAATTCTGAATGCAGATTCAATTTGATATTCACGTACTCCTGTGAAGCCATCCATTTTAAATCCTTCGAAAAAATCATTAGCCCATTTTGTAAAATCTTCTAATTGAATATCATTATCAAATATATTACTTAAATCTTTAAAATAAATTGGATGATTAAATTTCTTAGCCATTTCTACTAATTCACGCCATAATCCTATTGGAATATAGCGGTCATTATAAAGATAGCAATAATATCCATCCCAGTACCCATTCTTAACTCTAGGATTAAACTTTGCATTTTTTACTTGCTTAGTTAAAGTAATCCTAATTTGTTCTAACTCAATTTCACTTGCTTCTGTTAAAACTAAAAATCTACTATCTTCACTTATTTCAAATACCATTAGATGGTTGCAATATTAATTCTATTTTTAATAGCCCAAGCCATTTGATCGAGTGTTCTTACGCATTCACTATAATAATCAATTTGAATTTCTATAAAATTAATTTGTTTTTTAATATAATGTAAGTCGGCAATTACTGCAGCATCTTTATGCTTATCACTCATTTTATAATCATGATTATAATAATCAAGTAGTTTAGTCTTGTAACTTCTCTCATAGCTACTTTTAATCTTTCTTAAACGTATATTGAGTTTTGCTAACTGGTCTATAATCATTTGACGATATGATAACATTGTTACCTGAGAGTCAGATAGATTCTCAACGTTATTAAGTGTCTTAACAAGGGTAACAATTCTATCACCCCAGTTCGTACGCTGTTCAGCGAGTTGTTTTTCAATTGCTTCTAACTTTTCGTCATTAGTTAATTCAGCATTTTGTTGTACGTTATCTTCCATTTTTAAAACAGTTTAGTGTTATTACTATTTCTCTTTTCAGGTATATAAATCTTTACCCTATTATTAGAATATACGGGAGAAAAATCGGAAAGTTTCATACCGGCGTATGAATATTTAGATGCATCGAGTTCATCAAGTAAAATTTTAAGTTTTTTACTATCAGTAACTGCATCATCTAGAAATTGGTTATATTCTTGTTCAAATTCGTTCATTATATATAATATAAATCTATTATCTTATTAGAGAAGTATTTGTTTATATATTTGTAGGAATCTATCTTGTTTTTATAACATAATTTAATGATATCGTTTAAATCTTTAATTGTATCTTCTTTAGTTACATATCGCATTAAATCATAGTCAGAAATAAATTTCTTCCATAAAAAGACATCATGACCTTTTTTTAATTGGTCACCTGCAGCATCTTTCCCACTTCTGTCATTATCATAGAAATATCTAACAGATGGTATATCATCAAACATCGACATATCTCTATTAACAGTAGCCTGCCCTATAGAGTTTTTCATAAACTTTGAATCTATAGGTCCTTCAAAAGAAGTTACGGTTTGTGTAAAATCAACGCTAAGAATACCGAATATAGTAGAAAGCTTATTTAATTTTTCTATTTCTATTTCATTCTCACATTTATCTAATGTTGTTAATCCTGCTTGTTCACGTAATCTTTCAATATGGAACGTAAAGTACTTACTACTTGTATCTTTTGATATTCTTCTAACTTGATACCCAATCACTGACTTTCCATCAGGTGTTAAATTTAATACAAATAATCTACCCTGCCTCCATGAGAACTCTTTACTCTTATTAGTAAGTAAACGCTCTTTTAATATTTTATAACCTTGACTTTTTTCATCAATAGGTCTTGTACCTGTTATCCTATAAAAGACATCAAGTGGAATGCTTAATTCCTTTAATTTTTCGAATAATTCAAACTCAATGTTTCTTGCTTTAATACTTATAACTTGATTAGTTTTAATGTAATCCATTATAGCTAATCTCTCGTCAGTATTAATATTAACTGCATTGTGTTCTTTTAATAGCATATGTAATGGTCTGTGTATGTTACAGCCATAATTATAACAGTGATACATTAAAGTATTCCAAAATAAGTTACCCCTTTTCTTCTTATTATCTTTTTCACTATCCCCACAATAAGGGCATGCAAAAGTCAAACGACCATGCATGTCCTTGATACTGGTTTTAGGTCCTGAACCAAAAGAAGTGTCCAGAATATTCTGGACACAACTCTTAATTTTTTCCCTAAAATCTTTATCTAATAGAGGGTTAATTGGGTTTGTCTTAGACATTAACATCTAATTAGATACCTAAGTTATCTAAAAATTCGTCTAAGTTCTCGTCACCTGCATCGTTAGATTTAGCTTCTGACTCATCTTGAGATTCATCTTCAACTATAACTTTCTTAGCTACAGGTTTAGAAACTGATGGCTTAGAAGAAGGTGTCTTAGTGATTGCAGATACTGCGTCACCAGGTGAACGATATTGATTTAATATTGACTGAAGTTTAGTTTGGTCTTCAGATGACATTGGTTTGTATTCGAATTGATCTAATGATGGTGCACTGTCCATGAATTTTTTAAGTGATTCACGTCCTGCTTCATTAGCTTCAACTTCTACTCCATTTATTTCAATTGCTGTTCCAGCATCTTCAAATGATGTATCATCATAATTATTGAAATTACCTTGTCTTGTAATATACAAGTCCATGTTACGACCGTTGAAGAAGTTAAATATATCAACTTTCTTACCAGTCTTAGGATTTAAGTATCTATCAAGTTTAGCTTTAAGCTTAACTCCATATTTTAATACCATAATTTTACCATTGTTAGCTGGTTTAACAGCGTCATCAATGATATAAACTAAAGAATAGAATACATCACGCTTTTGTAATTTCTCAGCGTTCTTTCTATCTAAAGCACTTTCACTCTTTGAAAGTTTTCTCCACAATTGTGCACATTCACAACTATTCCAATCTCCTACTGATTGAGGACTATCAAAGGTATAACCCTTGTCTGTCTCATCCTTAAGGAAATAAGTTACTTTGTGAATGATTGATTTTGTTGGATTTGATGGATTGTAAAGAAATCTTACTTTCGCTTGATAAATTCCATCTGAAGCATCTTTTGCTTTGGGTGCGAAGATAACTGAATCGTTTTTCTTCTCTCTGTTGTGTGTTTCAACTTCGATAGCCTTTGTACCGAAAATGTCAAAACCGTTGTTTTCTGTTGCCATAAACTTTTGCCTTTTTTAATTGTTTAACTTGTTTTTAATTGCCTAATACTAGAGTCATTAAAGTGTAATCTTTAAATAGTTCTGGCCAGTAACGTGTTTAATAATATGCCTTTTAAATGCCTGTTTCTTAGTTGAGATATATATTGTCGTCTCAGGATTAGTTTCAAAGATTTTTTAGAAAAAAACTTAGGGAAATCTTTGATAATTCTGAAACAAAGCCTGTGGGGTTGGCTTATAATGATTAAGAGGTCTTAAGCCAATAAAGGGGCCTTTGACCTTTAACTCTCTGGGTAACTTTCCCAAAGACATCTGGCAATAAAATACGAATCTACTAGATCGTCGATAGGTTTTGGTATTTTTACCTTCTTAACATTGCGACTTAGTTCTAAGTTTAAACAATGTTTATGGAAATCTCCGCAAAGCATTTCGTCATGGTAATCTAATCGAAAATTACCTTTCTTATCTTTCTCTATTCGCTCTTTATATTTTTCCTTGATAAATCTATATTCTCCAATAAAGACGTCGAATAAATCAGCCTTATCGTAAGAGCCATATCCAGCTAGTTTTTTTATGGCTTTAGGCGAGTACACATCAAGGGTAAATTTTTTGAAAATATCTTTTTCAAGTATTAAAGTCTTGAGTGCGGTCGTTGCGCCTATAATATCTATAAGATTATTTGACTGTGAGCCAAATGAGTAGCCTTCAAACCCAATATGTATTGTTGATTGTTTAAGTTCGCTGTTTGTTAAATTTGAAGTAATGAAATCTAATATAGCTAGAGCCTGTTCTCTATAATGAGATATTTTAGCAAATTCATTTCTACTATAAGTAGCTTCTACTAATTGGTCATTTTGAAAAACTAAGTCTACGTCCTTAAGGCACTGTACGTCTTCTTGACGTTTTAGGTCTTTCTTTTCTAATTTCTTTGGATGTGAAATAAATTTGTACTTCTTATCTTTAAGTATACAAATAGCCGGACTCTTTAAGGAATAGTCAATTCCAATATAAATGTGATTCATTATAATTAAATTAAGCGACCACCAAGTGCACTACCTAAAGCTGCACCTACTAATCTACTAGTTAACATCTCATATACGATACCTTTTTCGATACCTAAAACTCTTGCAATAATTTTACCTATTGTCTTACCTAATGCGAATCCTGTAAGGCCGCCTAATATAGAACCTATAAAACCTTCTTTAACAAGGTCTTCTTGTAAATTATTAATATCTTTATTATTGTCTAAATATTCTTTAACAAAAGCATCTATTGCTTCATCTATTTTAGCTTCTTCGTCTTCTGTAAGTTCATGTTTATAACTTTCATTTAAAGCTTCAAGTAATTGCTGGTCAGATAAACTATTTGTCTTCTCATTAATAAAATCTATAAATGTCTTAGTATCTTTCATTAGTTAATAATTATTTGCATCTGGATTACCTTCCATTTCTTTAGATAAAGCTTTAGCAGCAATACTTGCAATAGCTGGATTTTCTTCCATCATTGATTCCATCTTTTCTGTATACACTTCTCTAATAGACTTCATCATTGAATTTATATATTCATGAGTTGTATCATATACAACCTGCTCATCATATGCTTTTTCATTCGTCTTCTTCATCGCAGCTTTTGCGGCAACTAAAGAAAATTCAACGTTTTCTTTCATTACTCTAGTACACATTTCTGCCATTGTTGTAAAACATTCGGTCATGAATCCTTCTAATGTATGTGCAGGGTCTTCATCATTTTCATTATTACAAGCTTCTGCATACATTTGTTTGTACATTTCATATATACGTTCATTTAAAGATATCTTTTCAGGTTCAACATCCTTCTTATCATCTGAAGTATCTTCATTTGTTCCGTATACTTCTTTAGCATTATTTATAGTATCTTCAGAAAAGCCTTCAGATTCCAATGCAGTAATAAACTTATCTAAGTCTTCCCATATATTATCTTCACCATACTGTTCAATAAACGCAATATATTTACGTTCGTCATCAGTAACTATAGACTCATTTATAAATTGATTAAATGTCTTAAAATATTCCATTAGACTTTATTTCTTTTTTTATATATCTCAGTTTTTTCTTCTTTGATTTTTTTCATTACCAAAGTAGCTGATGAATGGTTTGTCTTCTTAAGTTCATCTAACTTTTCACAGAATGATTCTTTCATTGAATCTATACATGCATCTAGGTATTCTTTTAATTCATCTCTTTGAGAATTATAATCATTACCACTATCTTCACCTACGAACTGATTAGATACTGTTCTAAGAGCTGTAAAATAATCATCACTGTGCATTGCTTTAGCTGCTGCAGAACCCATAACCATTGCAGTTTCTTTTAAATATTCTTCAAGAGTATGTTCAGGGTCATTATCATTTTCATAATTAGCTGCATCTAATATAGCTTCGTATAAAGATTCCCACAATTTCTTTTGTGTTTTCTCAGAAACTACTTTAGAGAAATTAACTCCTGGTTTTCTACTTACTGTTTCATTTTCTTCCAATGATTTATTGGCATTCATGAAATCTTCAAATGTTTTAATGTTTTTCATATTAATCTAATTCTATTAGTACTTCTAATTCGTTATACGCTATTGATAATTCAAATGTTGAAAATTCTGCAACGTTACTAGCAAATGACATTGATAAATCACCTATATTTTTAATTAAAGGTCTTTTTATCCTAGCTGTAACAATTATATTACCTTCTGAATCCGTCATTCTAACATTTAAGTCTTCAATAAACTTCTGTCCATTACTAAATTTATAATAATAGTTTAAAGTATCTAGCATCATCCAATAATTAATGAATCCATCAACTAGTTGAAATGTAACTGTAAATTCTTTTTGAAATAATTCCTGAGTTGGTAATGTATTACGCCAAGATATTTGTCTTCCTGAGTATTGAGCTTGTACAACTGGTTCAAATCCCATTCCAGGTAAATTAATACTTTGTATAGTATAATTTAAAAAATCTAATGGTTCTTCAATAACATTTCCTGGCATTCTGTTCAGATACGGTTTATACTTATCTGAAATTTCCTTAGGTATAAAATTCTTAGGAAAGTGAAATTCGAATAAATTATTCCTTGCGTCTAATAACATTTTATAACTTTATGTTTTTAATATTCTGACCTTTTAAACTATTAAAAGATTTTTGTGATATAAATTGCTCAGCACCTTTACTTATATTATTCTTTATATTTTTAATAACAGGTGATACAATATTTAAATTACTTATTGCTTTAGTTTCACCTGATAATAAACCTTTAATTGTATCAGCCATCGTAGTATTATATTGAGCTAACATTTCAGAAGCCTGTGATAATGATCTTCTTAGATTATTATTATCTTCAGTTAATTGTGTATTACTTACTGTTAATCTATTTACAGTTTCTGTTAAACTTGAAACTTCTGATGTACTAACTATACCTGATAGTGCAAGTTGATTATTAAGATTAGCTATTTTTTCAGAATCACGTACTTGTATTTTTTCATCAACTCTATACCACTTACCAAAATAAACTAATGTTTCATCACTCTTTGCATCATTTAATTCTAATCTAGATGATAAGTAAAAGTTTCTAGAATTATGCTTAAGTATTTTACTAGCTTCTTCTTTAGTTACTTTAAATAAAAGTTCTCCTTTAATAGGACTTAAATCTTTTACATTTGTATAATTTGATACACGCACTTCATCACCTGTTGACTCATCAGTAAATGATAAATAGAAAGTTCCCATATTAGTTAAATCTAATAATTGAGGCTGTTTAGCACCTGTGGCTTCTTGTAATGTATTGTCATATAAAACAAATAATATAAAATTATCAAAAGGCGTAAGGCTGATTGCAGCTTCGCCTAATGGCCATATTTCTTCTGTCGGTGTCAATGATGTAATTTCAATAGCTGCATTTGCAACTCTAGTACTTTGCCCAGATTCAGTCGGTGATATATCACCTTCTTGTAATGTAGATGGTATTGACTTAACTGTACCAATAGATGCACTTACCTTTAAGCGTTCTCTGAATCCCATTACAAATTGAGTTTCTTTAGTTATATTAGATTGAGTACCTTCAAAAATAGCTGCAGGGTTATTAAGAACTATTTTAGAGACTTCATCAGGTAAAACATTATAAACTTTAGTTACAGTTGGTACTGTTCCCATATTTATTTTACGTATTCTTCTACCATACTTCTTTACATCAAAAGAACTGTATTGTGATTGTTTAATAACCTGTGTATTATCAACTTTATTAATTAATCTTAAACTATAGTCAATACGATATGATACAGCTATATGCGAATTAAGAATTATAGGTCTAAACACATAAGGCTCTCCAAAATCATTTGATTGTATAAAAGCTTGTTCTGTAGTTAATAAGAAACTTGTACCAACTTGTTCGAACACATTTATTTCATGCATTACAATCATATTAGTATTTGGCTGCTGATTTAATCCTAAAATAAAATCTTCATAAATATCACCATTATATTCTCCATATATTTCAAAATAATCTCCGCCTTCAGATTCTTTTACAACTGCTGATAACAAGCTATATTCATCAGTCTTATTAATTGATGCAGTACTAGATTCTCCAATATAGAAATAAGTCTGGGCATTAATAGTCTCAGTTTTATTAATAAATTTAGCAGTCAACTCTATAGTACTTTGAGTAAGTAATCCAGAATTACTAGTTAATTGATTAGCAAGTATTCCTGTATTATTAGGAGCACTTAAATATTGGTCAGTCATCCAATCTAATGCAGGTACTTTTAAAAGAAGATACTTAGTGTAAAGTCTTTCACCTATAATTAGAGGTTTAGGATTATTAATTTCATAATTATCTGGCTTCAAATAAGCAAGTGAAGCAAGGTTGTGTTTATTACCAGTACGATCTCTTATTAATACTTCAAATATAATACCATCATTCTCAAAGAAATCAAATCCTGCTAGTAAATGAACTTTAATCGTATCGTATTCAATAGATTTAGCCGGAATATTATAAGGACCAGTTAATTGATTTTGATAAGATGCAACGTTTATTAAATTTGGGTCAAAATCTAAATATTGTAAAGCAGTATTGGTTGTTAAGTATGCATACTTAGATTTATCAGCTGCTATTGGTATTGCACTTAATACTCTAGTGTTACCTGTATACTCATACGGATTATCTTCATTAAATAAGAAGTTTGTATTAGTATAAGTATTATTTAAGATATGGATTCTAGACCCATTGGTGTCAGTATCAATTGTTTCAGGCGCCGACGGGTCCCTGTAGATATATTCTACAAGAATCTGAGGAGTTAACTGTAAAAATTTTGAAGTACTTGCCATCTTAATTTATTAATTCATATTCTAGTGTTTCCATATTGAATTTACCTTTTCCGTAATTCTTAATTATATTTTCGGTAAACACCTTTTCTTTTTCTCTACTTTTTGTAAGAGCTTCTACTAATTCTTTTTGCTTTGCATAAAGCTTTTCAATAGCACTTTCTACTCCTGTTAATTCATCAAAAACATCTTGATATTCTTTTAAGATACCAAATAATTCCGACAATTCTTTTTCGTTTAATTTCTTTTTCATATTAATTATTAAGCAAGTTCAAATGTTATGGTACCTCTAATAGTTTCATTATAACCACCGCTATTATAAAAATTACCAGGAAATGGTATACCTGCAATATTAAGTGGATATATTTCCATGAACCATTGTCCAGCCCATGGGTCAGGTGATGAACCTCTTCTTATTGTACATTCAACGG